GTATAAAGGAAATTAGTTGGTGAATATGCAGATGTTAATTTTGATTGATTAAATGTTAATCCCATACCAACATTATTTGGGTTTGGAATTATTTCTTCATCATTGTCAGAAGATGTACCAGACCCAAATTGAATTTGTAATGTTTGGTTTGATGTGAATCTTGTTGCAAATCTTCTTTGTGCTTGTTTTAATTTCAATAAATAAGGTACTTCACCTTCATTTTCAAAATTATTTGGATCATTAACATTTGTGTTTTTGGTCTTTTGATATACCATTTCTTGACCTAAATGATCTACCTCATACCAAATATTCCCATCAGAATCAATAATATCTAATATTTTTACAATATTAGAAGCATTAATTTCAATTGTTGAAAATGGTATTGGATTTGTGAAGGAAAATGATTTTGTTTGGATTTCTGATGATATAGCTTTTCTACTCTTTTTTAAAAGGTAATATTGTGGTGTATTTCCTGAAATTTGATAAACAGAGACTTCTGTTGGATCTTGGGATGAAGATACAGAAAAATCAATCTTATCTTGGAGTAAAAATGTATTACCACCACCAGCTGTGGAAGAAACTGTTGTGTTTTCATTCACAGTTAGAGCATAATCATAATCAGGGACTGTAACCCCACTAATATTCTTAGCTGGGAGTTGTTGGTATACATCAATAGTGGTTTGGGCTATACCTGTTATTTTTGGCTTATATCCCAACATATAAGCTAACTCATAAACATTATTTGTTTGTTGAGCATATTGGATGAAATTCTCTTGAAATTGGTTATCTAAGTAAAAACCTAAAACATCACCAACATAAGATGATTGCTCTATAAGCATCATCCCAGGGGAAGAAGGTGAGAAATCACTGTAAGTATTAGGGAAGTAAGTTTTAGAGAATTGAATTAATCTTTCTCTAAAATCAGAAAAATCCCTGTTTAAGTATTTTACATCGCGTTTTATAGTAGCCATTAGGTAAAGGATATATTAATTTCGTCTTGTATATTAGTGTTTTTAACTATGTAAGTAAAGTTTATAGTTATTTGGTTAGTATCAGAATTGCTCAAAACATTCAAATCTTGGATTTCAACATTTGGGAAAAATACTGCTACTTTAGTTGATACATCTTCAGTCAAAAACTCAGTAGTATCATTTGATATTTGTTCAAAAATAAAATTTCTTAAACCACCCCCAAAAGATGGATTTAATGGTCTTTCACCAGGATTAGTTAGAAAGAAATTTATTAAATTAGATTTTATAGCATCCTTAGTAACGAAATTTGACTTAAAGGCAACAGGACCATTAAAAGGAATATCAATCCCAACAGCAGCACTATTGTTTAAATCAATTGGAAATATTTGTTGTTGGTTATAAGCCATTATTTAGCATTCATTAATCCCATAATCTGATCCATACCAACTTCTCCATCAGGTAAACTACCATTTACAGGATCAGTAGATGCGTTTGGTTGAAAAGCAGGTTTAGCGTCTTGACTTGTCATAGTCATTCCATCTAAGACATTCATATACTCTTTTCTCATATCACCTGTTACTTTAGCAGGTGCAGAAGATAAATTAACTTGTGGTATTGAATGTTCTGTTACTACTTGTTTAGGAGATTTAACTGCCTCCAAAAGGATTTCTTTCAATTCTTCTTGAATTGCTTCCTTTACTGCATCTTTTACGATTTGTTTAAAATTACTTGTTTTCATCGGTTATAAATATTTAATTAATTAGCTTTTAAATCATTGTTTTGAATATAGAACACTAGTTCATCAATTAATATTTGGTCTGTGGAGGAAAAGGAATATTCTCCTCGGAGTAATATAACTCCTTGTTTGTTTTTTGCTACGGCTCTTTTTCTTTTAAGATCACTAGTAGTATTTTCTGTTTCAACTCCAAAATTAAACCCATTTAATTCTATTGGTGTTACTGGAGATATTGATTGTTGTTGTAGATATTTTCGATTTTCATCTAATAAATTTTGTTGGACTGTATCTAGGGAAGATTGAGAACAGTATTGGTTTACTAAATCTAAAAAAGTTAAAAAATCTAATACCTGGGATAAAGTGTTAGTTAAAATTCCTAGAATTGATGCAAGAGCACTATTTCCTTGGGAAAGTCTTCCTATATTACCATTTAGGAGATTTTTAATATCTTGTACAGCAAGAATAACTCGACCATCAATAGGAATTCCTCCTATAGATGTTGGGATTGGGACATTTTTTAAGGCCTGATAAGTAGCATCTGTGGATTGTATCCCATCATTAGAAATTTGAATACTTTCATTTGTTTTATTTACTTGGGTAAAAGTGTTATTTATCTTAGTAACTAATTTATTTTGTGTAGTAATGATTTGATCTAAAGTATCTGAGGTAGGACAGGAAATTTGTTGGATTATATCCTCTGTTAATTTCCCCTTATTAGCTTTTACTTGTTCAAGTTTTTCTTTTACTTTTGATATCCCATATTGGGCTACTAAACCTAATATTAAGGGGATAACTTGTTTTTTTAAATCTTTAATAGCTTTAGACAAATTTTTCTCAACCCAAAATTCAAAAGTTACGTCAGTTGTACTATATTCTTCAACTTCTCTATCTTCAAAAGTTAATAAATCTGCAATTTCTCCAGCTAGATTAGATTTTATAGAAGTAAGAGGGATAATCCCTAAATTTGGTTTAACTTCTTTATTAGATAAATATGGTGTTATCTTTATTGGAGAGTATTGACGTATTTTACCTAAAACATTTATTTGAAATTTGCTAGGTGAAAATGGTGTTTTTGAAATATTAGGTACTTTAAGAGTAAATTCTCCATTAGAATCTGTTTTAGTTGGGATTTTAAATGGACTAAAAATTCTTACATTAGATAAAGGCTCACGAGTATCTTCTCCTATTAATTTACCTGAAATCTCAATTAATTCAATTTCTAAATCATCTGGAATTTCTATAGGTTCTGGTAGATTAGGGGGTACTAAATCTGGGATAGATACGCCTAAAATATTTAATATAGAGGTTATATTTATAGTTGTTTCTTCCATTTATTTTACTTGAGTAGTTTGAGATTTTAAACTATTTTCTCCTTTGTCAGCATTTAACTGATCTGTTATTTCTTCAATACTTGTAAGAACACCACCTGCAATTACATTATACCCTGTTGTAAGTTGACCTCCGGGATATGATTTTTCTACTTCAAGTATTTTTGCTAAATCTTTTATTGCTTTTGTTAACTTTTTAAGCAATTCAACTGTTTTATCACCTTTAAGAACAGGTTCAGTAGCACTTTTAGAACCTAACTTAGTAATTTCTGCATCTATGTACAGATTTTCAGAATCTATATTCACATATTTCCCTACAGCTACATTGAAATGTTGCTCCCCGCTTATTAAAATACTATCTGTTTTAGCATTTAATACAACTCTATTAGAGTTCATTAATATTTGAGGTTGTGAGTAAGATGATAGTGAAATTGGCCTACTTAAGGGATGAAAATTATTAAATTTATCAACCCAATTTCTATCAATAGGTAGTTTTTGTGTTGATGTAAGGTAAATAGAAGATAAATCAGTGTTTATATCTTCTGTAATTGGTACCCACCCTTCATTTGAAACATTTTCTGATTGTCCATTTCTTAATACAACAATTGGATCACCATTATTACCTGTAGATGACCAATTATTAACATACTCACTATTAGATTTAGCTGTTGAACCAAATCTTAAACTATTACCCCATCTACCTTCATATAAAACATCTCCTGGGAATGATAGTAAAGGGTGAATATCAGTTTTTTCTATAAATGTGTTCTGACTTGGATTCGATGGACTATTTAAATCAATTTCAGTTGACCCATCAGTTACTCTTCTAACAGAACCACCTTCAACTTGTTGGTAATCTTGTTGTTGAGATGGAGGGAGTGAATTATTTAATGGGTTTGGATAGGCATTATGGTGAGGGTGATTCCATAAACTTATAGAATTTATATAATATAAATCTTTAGAACTTAAATCTACACCTATATTATTACTAGGTAATTCTATTAACACTACTAACTCATTAACTAAGGGGAAGGAATTTTGTTGTGGAAAAAGTGGTTTAGCTGAGGTTTGTCCACCAGCTGTTAAGTTTTCTACTTCATATATTATGGTACCAATACTACTCCACCCACCAAATTCATTAAATAGAGGATGGTTTTCATCCAATATTATATCTATAACTCTAGCTGAGACTAAAGATGTTGAAGATATTGATTCTCCTTTTTTAGGTATATTTGTTGATGAGGGAGAACCTAGATTTTTAACCATCCCCGATAAACCTGATTTATTTATCATTGTAGTTTTTTAGGTGTTTTATCGTTAAATTTTTC